CTTTTAACTGACGGTTGACCATTCACAACGTTTCCATCTACTACTAAATAGATCGTTCTTCCGTCTGCGTCCTTGTCACTCTGAATAAGCACTTTCTCGTCTGCGTTGTGATAAACTGTTTGCATTTTTTAAATCTCCTTTCAAGTTGATGTCAATATCTACTCCAAACATTTCTTTACATTTCTTACATTCTTTTTTAAGTCTGTCTATGATGTATTTGATCCTTAGTGAGGTTTCTGCGTTGTTGCTGTTTGCTTCGTCAGAAATTAGTCGCTCTTTCTTTTCGGTGTTCACCGTTGGAATACCCATTTCCATGTCAAAGTTGCTAATGACTTTCCTCATATCAACAAGCAATTTATCAACAATATAAGTATTCGCCACATTGTTAAAAAACAATTCAGCTTTATTCTGGGAACTCCCTTTCTTTGCGAATACCACTGCTTCTCCGTTGTCGACTTTATCAGTCATCTTCTTAAAGTTTTCAGCTTCTTTGTTGTCTTCTGCGAGATAAACATATGCTAACTTTACATTCCTAAGATTGACATTTGCGGAAAGCTGAATCTCTGCTAACTGCACAGCATAATAACTAATGATGTCCCACATTCCTGTATAGTTTGGGTTGATCGTGAACAGTACGCAATCTTTATCAATAGTTCTTTCAATCCCCTGTACAACAGTATTGTTTACTTGTATTTCCGTTGGTTTGTCATACAGGTTATAACCAAGCACAGAACAACGTTGTGCAATTACTCCATACTTCGGAGTTTTAAATACTGCAATTCCACCGTCCAGAAGCAACGTGAACATGAAATAGTCATAATCTATACTTTCTGGAAGAGTCACATCAAATACCGCTATTGCACGTTGCAACAAGTATTTTGCCCAGTAGAAGAACAGATCTTCTCGGCTCTTCATACAATCGCAACTCGGTGTTATCGAATAATTAGGAATAAAACCATTATACAATTCTCATACCCCCTTTCATAAAATTGATAATTGTCAACAGTTCTGTTTGTGTTGCTGTGTTAATCATGATTTCTGGGTTGGCAATCTCCACATATCCGCTAAGACTTGATAACTTTCTTGGTTGCATTAATGGAGCACCAAAAGTATTCAATGGCAATGTCGGGGTTCTTTGTTGCAATGTAATCATAATGATCTGATTGTTATATATCCCCTCACCTACTCCACCGACTGACAGCTTCATTCCGCCACCACTTAAAATATTACTGCCACCAGTTACAACTCCAACAGCGTTTTCCACTCCCTCTGAAAGACTGTCTAGTAGACTACTTCCATATGCTTTCAGACTCTCCAATACTCCACCCTCGGCATTAGTGCCAGTTTCATACGCTTTTTCAAGTGCTCCACTAAAACCAGAAATAACTTGCCCAGTAGGGCTATTGTCAATAAAAGTAATTGGAATTTGCACACCAATTTGATACTCTTCTCTTTGTAGGAAACGTTTTTCTCCCGATTCCATAAAGTAAATATCTGTGAATGCTTTTCCGCTTGTCAGATCACATACAGTTTTAAAACCTATAGTTTCTGTATTTCCTACTATTCCATTTGGCAGATCAATAGTTCCTCTGAATGGCAAGAAAGCCTTATAAGAAGCATACGGAGCAAAGTTTCGGAAGTTACCATTATCATACTTGTGTAGTACAGTTAATTGGTATTCATATACACGGTCAATTGAAGCACTGGGATTGAATATTGCTTTACAATAAGACCCAATAGTATCGGGGACTGTCCACTCATAGAATCCAAGCTTTACGCTTTCCACATCCAGAATATCTTCTTTGTCTTGTATAAATTCATATGGAAAATAAATACAAGTTGAAAGATATTCTAGTGGGTTAAAAAACATCTTACTAACTTTATTATCAACCAGTTCTGCAAAGTTGTCGGCATTGAATACATATTTAGTAAATGCCCTTAGCATGATTGCGTCCATAATATAGAAAGTTGTACCAAGTACCGAATCACCACCACCAACTCCGATAACGAAAAACCCTTTCTTGAACTCCGCAATTGTCTGAGTCGAATAACTCTCGTCTACGTTTGCTTGCATTGGAAGAACAGGATCAGTATAAGAAAGCGAATACTCACTTTCAGACCTCATAACAAATTGGGTGCTGTTCAAGATTTGATCTCTGTAAGTAGCGAGGACGTCTTCTTTACATTCCAATTCAGCAGTATTATTTGATGTAAAAGTAATATTCATAATCCAATAGCACCTATTAAATTCTTTTGCTACAACGTAGTTTACTTCCGATAATCCTGTAATATCAGTATTGTAAATTTCAAACGTTGGTGTTAGTAGCGAGGTACGGTCTTTCAACCGTACCTCAAGAAAATCCGACTCAATGATACTCGGCTTATAAGTGCTATTTACTTCCTTTGATACTTTTGCAATTGCAATTTTCATATCATTCTCCTTAGTCCAGAAGTAATACAACTCCATTTTCTGTAAGATCGTTCCAATAGCGAACTGTCCAGTGTTCCCACATGGTATAGTAGCCACCTCGTGAATTGAATGGGGTCGTTGATGTCCAGTGGCTGATCAGACTGATTCCGAGTGCGTCCTCATCAGCAATTACTCCGAACACATGATCTTCATTTACAGCTTCGCTTGCTTTAGTAATTGTTCCGTCGACTCCCATAATAGACGGTTCAATATTGATCGTGCCAGGTTTCTCGATGTTCTGCCAGTAATTGACACGTCTGTGATCAATGAGTTTCATGTACTCGGTGTTAAACAGATTTGAAAGTACCTCGGAATCTAACATTCTATCCATCGGTGCATAGATCCACGCTTTCTGATTCTTATACGGCGTGTGTCGCATGACTGGTTTGTTGGTAATGTTCGTATGGAACAGAGTGCTCCCCTCTGTCATCAAAGCACAGATTGTTTCAATTCGTGCTTTCACCCACATCATAAATGGACGGAAGTTATCCGGCGCAAAAACAGTATCATATGTTAATTGCGTTCCGGCGATCGTATTGTATTCTGTCAAAAGGTGAATACGGTTCTTTTCCTCTGCGTCAGAACTTAACTTCGCTCCGATAAAGTTGTTAAGACACGCCTGTGCCGTAACTTTCTTTGAGAGATTTAAGTAGTTCCTACGATCAATCGTAAGCATTTGAATGTATCTTGAAAGTTCATCCGGCGATCTGAATGCTTGGTTCAATTGATCTCGGAAATATGTAAGATAATTCTCAAAGCGGTTTCCACCGTAAAAGTTCGTTTGAAGAATCTGACGAGTCTTTACTTTAAACATATCAACGCCGTCTCCGTAAGCGTCACCGTTTTCTTGAGTAGAAATCAATGGAAGACGGCTATCATCAGTATAAAACTTTTCGTCATATACTGGGGTCAGCTTCCGCACTTGATTTCCCCATTTCTGCTCGGAAACTTCCAGACCGAGTGTCTGCTCTGGCAACGGACGCATGGAAAAGATGGTGCGGTCAATCATCTGTGTGATCCAACCCCCCAGTTGATCTTCCATAACTTTCTGCACCGTAGTTGCCATTGAAATAAATTCGCTTGTATTTACTGGTGCGAGTGTTTTCTTTCCTGTTGCTTGATTGTACAACTCATTCATAATGGTTGCACCCTGTTCAAATGTTCCGCCGTTCTGTGCCATTATCTCCCCTCCTCAATTACTTTTTTCAAGAAATCGTCTACTGACATAGGTTCGTCTTTTTTACCGCCAGAAGCCCCTCGGTTTTCTGACTGCACCTCGTCAATGACCTGTCTAATGAGGTCTTTCATACTCATTTCCGGCTTTGTTTCCGGCTTTGTCTCCGGCTTTGTTTCCGGCTTTGTTTCCGGCTTTGTTTCCGGCTTTGTTTCCGGCTTTGTTTCTGTAAATGCTTTAATTTCCTCTTTCGTATATCCAGCATCAATTAATTTCATGATTTCATTCAATAGCATAATTTTCTCCTATAATAATGTTTTCGTTTGATTGCTTTTAATAACCACGGTTCTAACTTTGTTGGAGTCGGAATAGGTGTCTCTCCATTTTGACAAAAGTCAATAGGGTTGTATATAAACCCTTGGACATAAGCATCGGGTGTCCATGTCCACTTTTCCGACTTTTTAAGTGTTTGGGTGTAAAAGAATGTCCCACCATAGGCACTATTAGAAGTAACTATATCACCAGTCTCCCAGTTTATCTCCTCAATAACCGCCACATGACCGCCTTGTCCTGTAAGGCTACCAGTGTAACCAAAACAGATAATTGCCCCAAGTAAAGGATCTTGACCTCTTTTGTAACCGTCTCCAGTATTGTCAAACCATTGGTCAGCATTTCCAGTTGATAAAGTAGGTCGTTCGCCTGTTAGTTCGTAAAATCTCCCCCATGCATAACAAGTACAGTTTGGAAGACCGTAACCGGCTTGATAAAATGGGTTGTCACTGTACCATAACGGATTGCCTCGTATTCCATTGTCAGTCAAACGCTTTGGATATACAATACAACTTTCTCCCTGAAGTATACTATAAAAGTGTTCCGCGCTATCCCCTCTTTTTTGTTCTTGATGTGGATCAGCGGGATGTTCGTAGTAATACAAGAAATAAGTGGCAAGTGTTCGTATATCCAGTTTGCTTGTCTTAAACTCTGTAAAGCTAATTGGTGGGGACACTGGGGAAACTTCTGGGTTCTCGAACCATTGGATATTATTTTCAGCTTCATAGTTAATACGATCAAGTTCCTGTTCTGGTGATGGACTTGTAGTTCCCACCCAATCAAACAACTTTGTTGCGGGTGTCCATTGTGTAAATCCGAACCCTCTTGAATAATCAACAACCAACGACTCCCAGATATCTGGGTTTACAGTTGATTCCCAAACCATGTTTCCTAACATTCCGGCGACGGCTTCTTTTGACCATCCTTTTTGTTTCAGATAACTCCATACCAGTTTTGCATTGTTATCACTCTGCTCTGCTGATAAGTAAAAGTTTCCCCTTATCCACTCCATTATAATGTCTCCTTAGTCTTTAAATATGCCGCTAATTCAGTGATCGCCTGCGTATTGTTTTCAAGCGCACACTGTAACCCGGCAACCTCATCTGCGTGACGTTCTTCCATTTTTTCGATCTTTTCATCGTTTTTTGACTCTCTGTGATATACATACCACATCATTGCCCCACAAAGAACAGCAGATAAACCGAAGTTTGATAAAAACTGAATAAACTCAATTGACATATAATCACCCCTTTCTGTCGGCATATAATTTTTTGTAGCAAAGATATAGTAAATACAAAAAGGAAAGTTAAAATCTCTAGTCCGCCGACTAGTCTAGAGCGGGATTCCGTCCCTTGCGTTGCTCTTTTAACTCTCCTTTCTGATATCTATTATATAACTATTAGAACAGTATGTCAAGCATAATATACTTGCATTCATAGTCTTCATACTCGACTTTATCCTCAAGTATCATTGCTGTCAACCATCTGCCATAATTGATATTGAATTGTCTGATACTTACATCGTCACGGTCATAGTGGGGAACTGACTTATTAAACACTTTACTTATATACCACATACCGCTCGACTTGTGCTTAAATACTCCAAAGCGATCGAAAGACGCAATAGGGTTGTACTCCCTTAAAGGACGTGAAACTATTGATCGTAAGTCATCGTATGCGAAAGAATTATTCAATGCCATTTCAGAAAACCTTGTACCACTTGTTAATTTGTACAGTGCTGTCTGACTCTTCTTTTCTTTAAAGTCTTTATTTTCATATAGTTCTAGGATTGTACCTTTATCAGTTAGATCCATAAAACCAATATGCTTTGACACCATTTTTTCATAATATGGCATTAAATTCAGTTCAAATAAAATTGGCGAAGCTAGACTATTTGCATTAGATAGCAGATAAGCATACAAAGGTTCTTTCCCAAACAGTTCCCGATTTCGTGATATTGTCTCATAAAGATTTAAGAATGCATCCGCTTCCCCTTTTATTTTCTTCTTGTGTTTCTCGGGAATAAACTCGTCATATACTAGACTTTCGACTTCTGGAAGTTCTACGCTTCGCATATTTGCGAAAGTCGATAGTGCTGCGGCATAACCAATACAACAAGATTTTTCTTTAACATAGATACCCGCTAATTGCTTATTGATCTTTAGCATACAAAAATCTAAACCAGTCATGCTATTAATAGACTTAAATGGATTTGCTTTCCCTGTTTTATCGTTCAAGATTGTATCTAACTCCGCTTGCGTGCGCCGTAGGTATAAAAAACAACGTCGCTTTTCTAATGCTTCTGATACCAGATTCCCCATGGTTTTCCCCGATCCTCGTCCACCGATTGAAAAGTTGAAAGGACGTTTTAAGCGTCTAGTACGTCGGCACGCTTTCGGATAGTAAAAATCTATATTAGCGTTATTCTTCTCAAACACTTCTAAATATTTCTTTGATTCCTCTTCGGTAAAGGCATTATTAAAAGTGGTCTCCACTAAATTAATATCATTCTTCATATTTATCACCTATTAAAAAAAGGCTCTTTCGAGCCTTTAATTTCCTTTCTATTTTACAAGGAATGTTACTGCCAAACCTCTTCCGGCTTTGATGTTTCGGAACTGAATCGGGATCCCGGCTTTGATTTCTTCCTCTGTGAACAGTTCAGCGAGTTCTTTCACTCTTTTAGCAAGTACAACTGATTCCCCAGAATACAATTCGCCGGAAGCGTCTTTAATAACAACGATTTCTTTTTTTACTACTTCTTTTGTTTCACGATCTTCTGATTCTGTTTCTTTGATTCCGAAGCCAACCATCGTGATCTCTGTTTCTTCATTTCCGGCTTCTTTGAACCCCTTTCCCGCGTTTGAGTTGAATAAATCTTTTGCTGTGATGTTAATGTTTGTCATTGTTTTAATCTCCTTTTTTTCTGTATTTGATATGTTAATTATTACATTATTAATTCTACTATATATAAATCAAATTGTCAATATTAAAATCTAATAGTTCTAGATATTCTTCCGTAATTCCCAAAGTATACTCCGAGGGTAATACTGCTATGTTTGATCCCGATAGTATCTTTTCGCCATTTACTGTTATGTAATGCACGGGATTGTCATTATACCAGACAGCGTTTCCGCCACTACTGATACCGTCATAAATGTTATTAAACTTGTAACCTAGTTTAAAATTATCTATTGTTCCTAAATCCATTGCACCGTACTTCTTATTCACTCCGGCAATCGTTATATGCAATTCTTTTCTTCTTAAGCTGTAATATTCATTCAAACCGTCCCCAATGTTTTTATATTTATATTGTACATACGCATATTTTTTCGGACCGTATGTCTTAAATTCATCGTACGGCTCTTCTTCCTCATACACTCCCATGTATATTTTTTTACCATTTACAACGGCATACGCTCTATACTGTTCAGCAATAATAATTGTTTGCTTATTAAGTTCATTGATCTTTTCAATAACAGACTCGTCTAGTATCTGGCATTTGTCGGAATCTGTATCACAATAAAGAGTCCCCATGCCTGTAATATCAATAATATCCTGTAGCCTTTTCCTTGCATGGGCAGTTACCCAACAACTCCACTGCAAAGTCAAAAAAGCATTTCTGCTATTATAGTAGTCTTCCAATTTTTCGGATAATATTTTTTCTTCCTCTTCTGGTATAGCGTCCCAAAACTCGGAACCATTCCAAACATATTCATCATGTATAGGATCTGTCATTGTCATACCAAAAATTGCGTTAAGCAACTCTTTGTACTTTGCGTATAGATAAGGGTCGGATTTTTTCAACTCGCTTTTGCCCTGAAAATATTCTCGTATTTCCTCTTTTAATTCCTCTGGCAATTCCCCACGTTTGGCAATATAAAAACAATGGAATGCTATTTCCTTGTAATCATATTGTTCCATTATAATATTCCAGTCAATCTCCGTCATGCTTATTGTCAATTCTTCGGCTTCCAATACTCGCCCGGTAAATTGAGTAAAATCCTTTATTTGCTCGCATTTTGATACCGGTATATATGGTATTGGAACATGATTTTTTAAAGTCAACCCTTTAAATGACACTGTAAACATACAACAGTAAGTATTTAGTAACAGCTTTACTTGTCGCATATTTTTGACCTGTATCGGTGTAAATTTTTCCATTGGAAAATAGCAACATAACATAACAAAGGGGTATGAAGAGGATATGTCAAAGTTCCTTATATTATGCAATTTCTTTCCTACGATAGCCCTATACGCATGAGTGTTTCCACCTCTACGCAATTTCATGCATAGATTGTAAGTATCCTCATTTAAAGAAAAACTTTTAAATTGTTTTCTATTGTTAGGATTCTTTCTCATAGCATTACGGCAATTTCGCCTAACGTAGCCAGTGGAAGTCAAAGGTATAGTTCTTAGATCGTCATCAACTAATTTTGTCTTAATTGCTTGTACTAAACCCCTAACGTCATTATACGCATAACCGAGTTCTTTTGGTTTCAATACCGTTGACGGTGTTCTTATTACGCTATAATCTAGATCCCCAACTCCCTTTACATAGTCAACGTCAGAATCTTTTAAAAAACGAAATAATGGCTTATTGCTTAATGCCAAACTGCACCTAAACTCGATACAAGAATCAATTTCGCATTTTAATACTTTCCTTTTATCCTTAGCAAATATGTTCGTAAAATTTACAAAAGAAGATAAAAATTGAAATTCAAATGAGAGGTTATGGACATAAATCACAAACTTTCTTTTTTCATTTAAATTAAATACGTTTTTCAATCGCTGTAGAAATAACAAAAATTCGTTCCATGTTCTTCCCATACATACATGATTCTCAATGCAAAACTGCCATAAATACATAAAGCCATAGGGCTGATCGCAATCTATGGAAGTTGTCTCTATATCAAAAGCTGATACTACGTTCAGTATTACTTTTTTCTTCCCTACTTCTCCACAATGTAAGTATCTTTGTAGAGGAATGGAATCCCATGTATATACTTCTTCTTCCTTATAACTTCCATCTTTCATTAAACATTCTGCGATCATGTTTTTTTTTTTAATCCTCTTTCACATATTCCCAAAAATCAAGTCCTACACCCTCATACAATTCGTCAATTGTATTAATTTTTTTATTGTTGAAATCTTCTAAAGTCTGCTTTATCTCCATTGCTGTCTTGCCCGCTCCAACAGCACGATCAAACAGCTCCTGTATTTGCTCTGATGAAAGATTCTTTTCACTTTGTTTATAAGTTTCGGAACTTAAAAAGTCAAAAAAATCTTTAGGATTTTTGATATCAAAACCTTTTTTTCTAAACGTTTCTGTAATTCGGGATTCAATATTTTTTACTCCTGTGACTGTGGAACTTTCAGCATTCAAAAAATTTATGATTTCCTCTACTTCCTCTATTACTTCAAACGGATCATCACTGATTTCTTTTCTCGTACTAAAGCGGTTCGATCCATATGCTTTTTGAGTATATCTGGTTGCCGGCTTGTAAGCCCAACCTATATACTTATTTCCTTTACTATCTTTCGACGCTTTCTTTTCAAGACGCAAAAGACGGGAGTTTGCCCGCCTTGCTAGTTTTACTCTTAATTTGTTTAAATCGTCTAAAGATGTAAAGTCTCCTCTTAAATCTAGTTCAATTTTTTCACTCGGTTTAAATTTCATTGGATCATGTACATCCTTTCTTTATGCTCAGTATGACGAGGTAATAACTCTTCTCCGGCTAATACAAGACCAGATCTGATAGCATCCTCTATTACACTAACTATTGCTAAGTTAGTCACTTCGTCGCAATCAAAAAACGGTGAGCAACTTATACATCTTTGTATTTCGGTTAAATAATCCTCTCTATTAATCATTTGTTTTCAACTTTCCGCTTTCGCTTAAATAATAGTAACTCCCATTCTCATATAACCATTGATTCGATACCATTGATCCAATAGGCAGACCGTCATTACGTTTTCTAAAATAATACCAATCTTCATCAATGTTTACCCAACCTGTGAGCATTGCGCCAATAGGGCGATCAATCATTACTCCATTGTTCAAAAAGTACCATAAGTTATCTACTTTTGCCCACCCTGTAATCATCTTACAATCATTGTTAAAATAATAATAGCTACCATCAATATATTCCCACTTATTCTGGCTTGCATAGCCAATACTATCAAACCAATACCATACACCAGCAAGTTTTAACCATTGATTTTTTGCATATGTACCATTAGAGAATCGATACCACCAACCGGTATTATCTTGTCTCCATCCCTCGCCAACGGTATTGTAACTTTCCGTGTTTACACATTGCAAAATGCCGTCCCATGGGTAACTATAATAATCATGTATATATGACTCGTAGCCTGTCTGGTCACCCTCTATTCCGTCAGTTGTGCCGTTTTCAGATATACAAAACTCTGCAAGCATATCTGGCTCAGCAGACGTGCATAAAGCTGTGTGATTTGCTTCATTAAGATATACATCTCCTCGCTGTGCTATATAGCCGGATGACATTGAGTGCCATACAAAGTTACCTGTGCTTGTCATACATGAGCGCATATTTCCAGTATAGGTTGCCCCACCGCAACTGATACCTGATGATTCAAAAGCGGAAATAATTGCAGAAGAACAATCACGATCTCCTTGCTCAAGTTCAAAAGGCATATTGTCAATATTGACAATGCATTTTCCCTCGCCGTCCCCCCAACGGCTGACTTGGCTATAACCATGCCAGTCGTGGTTTACTAAGTGTTCCATGAGTTTAGTCGCTACTTCTTTTTTTAACATATTATTTTCTCCTTTCGTGTAACAAATACCCTAACGCAATTCCCCAAACTACAAGTAAAAAATCATGCATAACATTAAACCTTTACATAAACAAAAAATAAATCATCAATCCCCACAAGTTCAATCGCTTCGTCATATGTAATATCTAGCATTAAAACAAAGTATTAAATAAACATGAGATAATTTTTTTACTACTACTTTCAACACCGAGTGCTCCCGGACCGCTTCTTTTCAAAAATGATACATGCGAATTAATTTTTTTTTGATAATGTCTTTTACTTCAATGGATTCTTTCATACCTCTTACCTCTCTTTCATTTGATACACTCATTATAGCACCGCCCGCCACCATTGTCCA